ACAAGAGAAACTATTAATGTTTTAATGGATGATACTTGGTATAACATCACTCCATCAAATTTTGTAACAGACGCATCTTTTGATCCTTTAGGATATGGTGCATATCACTATGACGTTGAAGACTATGGTGATGCACGTTCACAATCTGGTTTATTATTTAACACCAACTCTTTTTCTTTTGACAACTTTGGTGAAATATTACTTTTTTGTTGTCCATCAGACGGAAGAATATTTCAATGGAATCCAAACACAGCTAACGTAATAGCAACACCAGTTTCAGGTGCGCCAACTAACTGTGCTGGAGTAATGGTTACAAACGAAAGACATGTTGTAGCTTTAGGCGCAGGCGGTGATCCAAGAAAGATACAATGGTCATCAAGAGAAACACTTTCTACATGGACTCCAGCAGCCACTAATACTGCTGGTGACTTACAAATACCTACAGGTGGCAGAGTTATAAGTGCAGTTAAATGGCAAACAGATATTATTATCTTTACTGATACTGGCGTAGCTAGAATGTATTACACAGGTTCTCCTTTTATCTATGGCATACAAGACGCTGGTACTAACTGTAAAGCAATCAGTCCAAGAACGGTTGTAGCTGCTGATTCATTCTTATGTTGGATGGGTGAAAACTCATTTTTTATATTTGATGGAGCTGTTAAAGAAATCAAATGCGAAGTACATGATTTTGTTTATGACAATATAAATAGTCCATATAGAAAAACATCATGTGGTGGACACAACTCTAACTTTAACGAGTTATGGTTTTTCTTTCCCGTTGGCACAGATCAATTAACGCCAAACAAATATGTTATCTGGAACTACATAGAAAACGTATGGAGTATTGGTTCTATGGATAGAGGATGTTGGTTAGATCAAGGCGTATTTGATTTTCCAACAGCATGTGATAGCGCTGGTTTTGTTTACGAACACGACAGCACAACATTAAACAACTCAGAGAACTTAGGTTCATCAGTACCTTACGCAACATCAGGCCCTATAGAAATAGGCGTTGGTGATAACTATGTGCAATGTAATCAGATTATTCCAGATGAAGAAGCTGGAACATTGCCTGGAGTCGTATTAAGTTTTACAGGAAGGTTTACTCCGCTTGGTGCAGAAACAGATTTTGGTAGCTTTACTTTTGAGAATGATGGTTACACAGATGCAAGATTTAGCGCAAGACAAGTTAAAATGAAAATAACAGGCGACACAGATCAGTTATTTAAAGTTGGTAACATACGATTAGATGTTAAAAAAAGAGGTCGTAGATAATGGCACGTAAAGCATTAAGAAGACCAGGGCCAGTATTAGATACAAATTATCAAAACTATCTGATTTCTGAAATAGAGTACAGAGACGGGTTAGCGTTTAAAAAAGGTGAAAGAATAGAGGTAGGTGGCGTAGATGCTACTGAACTCGTATTAGTGAGTCCAAATGGAACAAAATATAAACTTAGTATCGCAGACAACGGAACAATCTCCGCCACAGCAACAGTCTAAAGAAGACTGGGAGATAGAGTTTGAAAGGTTAGAGCCACATATTATTAGTGCATTAAAGCATCAAGATAGGTATAATCTAAGTGATATTAAAGAAAAAATAGGCCAAGGAGTATTCCATATATGGCCTGGTAAAGATGCTTTTTACATATCTAGTTTTGGCGAATTTCCAAAATATAGAATTTTAAATTTATTTTTGTGTGGTGGAAACTACGAAGAACTAGAAGAAATGCTTAAAAGCATAGAGCAGTTTGCAAAACAATGGGAATGCAAATACCTTTATGGCGGTGGTCGTAAAGGATGGCTAAGAAAAATTAAACATCTTGGTTTTGAACAAGAATACATAGTCAAGAAGGAATTATAATTATGGGAATAGAAACAGCATTAGGTTTGGGAGCAGCGGTTCTTGGATCAAGAAGCAAAGGGCCTAAACAAACATCAACCAGCTCAATTGATCCAGCATCACAAGCTCGTTATGACGATTTATATAACAGAGCTAAAGGAGTAGCAGGTCAACCATTTACACCATACACAGGTGCTAGAGTAGCTGGATTTAATCCAGACCAACTAGCTGGTTTTGATGCAACAAGAAACATGTTTGGTAGATCACTATCTTTTGATCCCACAGGACAACTAAACAACTTAGCTCAAGGCCCACTTGACATACAACAATTTCAAAATCCTTATACCGATCAAGTTATTAATAACACACTTAGTGATCTAAATGATGCTAGGCAAATGCAAATACAAAGCGATCAAGATGCAGCAATAAGCAGAGGTGCTTTTGGTGGTTCTCGTTCAGCTTTGCTTGAATCAGAAACAAACAAAAAATTTGCAGACGTAGCAGGTAGAACTGCTGGTGACTTAAGACAGCGTAATTTTAATAATGCAGCAAACCTAGCAATGGGTGACAGAAACTTTAGAGCTGGTATATTTGGTAATCAGTTAGCAGATCAATACAGAGGATTAGGCTTACTATCTGACATTGGAAGACAGCAACAAGGACTAGGACAAGCTGGACTAGATGCAAACTACAACGAGTTCTTAAGAGGTATAAACTATGGCCCACAACAGCTAGGTTTATTATCTAGTGCTGTTCATGGCATGGACACAGGAACACAAACTACATCTCAAAACAAAGTAAGCGCAATGGACAGATTAGGTAATTTTACTACTGGTTTTAATTCAGGTTCAGATATTTACAATACTCTTAAAGGGTTTTTCTAGGAGTAACTATGGCAATAGATTTTAACAAACCATACGGTCTTTTAGATTTTAAACCTAACAGCACAGGCTCATTAGGAATTAATATCTCACCGATTAATGAACAAAAAAAATTAGAAGATGAGCAAAGAAAGAAAGAAGAACAAAGATTAAAGTTACAAAACCTAGCCGACACTTTTTACATGATTGGTGCTAACCAGTCTGGCGATACACAAAGAATGGCTTTTCATTCAAACAGACTAGCGCAAAGAAAAGCAGAGCAAGAAGCTAGGCAGTTGAAAGCACAGCAAGATATGGAAATACGAAATTATTTTGGTGATAACGAAAATCTTGCGACAATAGCTAAAATAGCAGGAGTTCCAACTGCTATTAATATGCAGCAAGCACAAAAAGCTCAACAGCAAGAAATTGCAAAACAAAACGAACAAGCTGAAATAAATGCTTTGCAAGAAAGAAGAAAAATTAATGCTTATATTGATGCTGGTTATACTGAAGGTCAAGCATTTGCTATAGTCGTGGGTGGCGCAAAACCAGAAGATGTTATTAATGTTGGCATAGATGAAGAGTCTGAAGAGGAAAACAGAAAAATTAAATCATTAATAAATGCTGGTTACACTAAACAAGAGGCAGAAGCTATAGCTATAGGCGGTGTAAGCTCAAGTGATTTACAAAAGTTAAAAACAACTGATGTGTCAAAACCCTTAGAGTCTTTGGATGCAGAAATTGAAAAAGAATATGAACAGTCCGAAGGTTTACAATTAATAGATCAGGCATTTGGTTTAAAAGATACAATAGATAATGCAGCCAATAAACTTCTTGGGCCAGTACTTTTTACTCCAGCTAAAGAAACTAATGCTGCTGTAAATTCTAAAAGTATTTTAAATGAAAATCTTAGAGAGAGATTTGTAAATCAATATTCTGGAAGACCAAGTGTTTATTTAAACCAAAGAATAGATGCCTTGCTTCCTATGGGAAATTATATTTCAGAATTTGATGCTATGCAGAAATACCAAGAAATTAAAAGAGTTTTAGATCAAGGTAGAAGAGAACTTCAAGCAAATATAAATAGTGGAATATTTACAGGTAAAGATTTGCTCACTCTACAAAACGAATACAAAAGCACATCATTTTTAATTAGAGATTTAGAAACAGTTATTGGAAACCTTGACAAAAGTAAAGTTAACTTAGATACAAAAGGATTAACTTCTGATGGTACATATAATTTTGTTTTTGAAAAAGATAGCGGTTTTTAGTTATGGCTACATACCAAGAAATAAAACAACAACAAGAAGCCAAAAAAGTATTTGAAAAAGTAAAAGCTGATGGTTTTAAATTACTTCAAGAAGGTAAAATTGACGAGCTTACTTACAATACAAAGGTTAGAAATGTTGGCGTTGAGCTTGGTTTAATTGGGCCTAACGAATATCCTGGAAGGCTACCTGGATTTGTAGAGCCAACATTAGAAGTTATTGGTGGTATAGGAGGAGGAATAGCTGGTATTCCAGGTGGATTACCTGGTATAGCTACTGGTGCTGGACTTGGTTCTGCTTCAGGATCACTATTATCAGATTACATAGGAGATATAGTTTCTCCAAACATGCCATCACCTAGTGCTGGTCAAAGATTAAAAGATGCGGCTATAACAGGAACTATTGATACTGCTTTAACAGCAGCAGCTCCAGGTGCTGGTAAACTTTTATCTAATACTCTTAAAAGCGGAATTACTGGCAGTAAAAATATAATTAGTAAAGGTGCAGATAAATTATCTGCAACAATACCATCAACAAGTCAAAGAGTTGGCCTTACTGAGAAGGCCTTGGGTATAACAGATGATGCGGCTGAGAAAGCAAAATTACTCGGTGAAGAAAAGATAGAGTTATCACTTGGTCAAGCAAGCTCATCACCTTTTGTGAGAGGTGCTTATGATCTATCTAGTCGTATGCCTTTGGCTGGTAAGCCAGGTCAAGCACAATTAAAAAATGTTTTTGCGCAAGTTGAAAAAGCATTAGATAGAAGAATATCTCCTTCAGCAAAAATAAAACCACTAACTGAATCAGAAAGATCAGATTTAATCAAGAAAGTTGGTTTAGAAAGTTTTAATACATGGAGAAAATCTTATTCTTCTGTTTATAAAAAAGCTGATGCGGTAAATAAAAGTAAGGGTGCTTTTTTTGATTTGGGTAACTTATCTAAAACAGCAGATAGAGTATATCCTAAGAGTAAATTTACTGATGCGCCTGCTGATGTTTTAGAAGTTTTAGATGAATTAAAATTATATAAGTCTAACTTTAAGGTTAGTAAAAAAGGCGGAGTAACTCCAATATCTAATAAATTAACTTTTAATGATGTAAAAGCACTAGACACTAAACTTACAGATTTATCTAAAAAGTATGATCCAGCTAAAAGTCAAACTCCTAACAATTACGCTTACAGAACTACTAACGCATTGCTTGACACAATGAAAAAACAATTACGTGATCCAAGAGATGAAGCTGGTCGTTTATATCTTGCTGGTGACAAAATGTTTAAAAGCTACATGCAACAAGTAGAAAACAAAACAGGTAAAGAGTTCCAAAAAGCATTAGGAAGAGGATCATTAAGACCAGGTATAGGAAGACCACCTACTGCTAGAGTTGAAGATTTATATGCTAGAACTTTCGGTAAAAACAAAAGTCCAGAGGCAGTAAGAGAACTGAGAGCATTGGTTGGAGACAAACAAGTTAATGAGTTAGCTGCAAATTATTTAGATGATATATTTAGCAAATATATAAAATCAGATAAAAGAGATTTTACAAAACTTTTTGATGAACTTGGTTTATCTAACCCACAAAGTATGCAATATGAAGCAACTAAAGAATTGCTTAAAACTTACAAACATACCAACATTGATGATTTGTCAAACTTTTTAGGAGCATTAAAAGAGTTCCCAGAAGTATTACCAGAAGTAAACCAATTTATACAAAGATCAGGAATGTTGAGAGCTGCAAGTTCTTTAGGGCCTAGCGCAGTAGTTGGAATGACTGGAGCAAGTACAAGCGGTGGTATAGGAGCATTTGCTGGTTTAGGTATGATGTATGGTTTAAATAAATTCTTAGCAAAGCCTTTCAATAAGGATTTAATAAAAAATGCAAATGCTGGAAACAAAGAGGCACAAAAGAAATTATTAACAAGATTCTTAGAATACTTACCACAATCTCTACCTAGTGGTATGCCTGCTGCGGCAGTAGGAGTACAGCCATTAGTACCTTTAGTAGAAGATCAGTTACTTAACGAAAACTAACATGTCCCAACATGACACGAGCAACGGAGAGAATAGGTAGGAGTGGCGAATACCTAACTTGCTCCGTGATAGCAAGGGAAACCGATACTGTAACGATTATGCCTCATGGTTCTCATGCCGACATTATCTTTGAATGGGAAAACAAAATGTATCGCTGTCAAGTCAAGACAGTTACTCATATAGAGAAAGCTAGAAACAGTTGGCGGTTTGATTTACGTAAAGGATCACATAGTAAGTCAAGACAATACAAAAAAAATACCATTGATATATTTGCTTTGGTTAATCTTAAATACCAGAATGTTTACTTCCTACCTTTTAACAATTGCAAACACCTACAATATTCTGTACATGACGAACCTATGAAAGCTGTTAATTCAATAGAGAGTTTTAAAGAGGCTATGGATGCAATAATTAACTCGGATGATACTCGGATGGGTATATCTGTCCATGACATACCTCTTAAAAAATCGCAGAAATTAGCGGTTATTTAACTGTTCGGGGAGTAGCGCAGCCTGGTAGCGCAAATTATTTTTCACTCATCACACGATTTCACATCAATACTTTTTATTACTAAAAACCCTTGTTTTCTTTACAAGATTCAATTTATAATCTACTCAATAGGTAACAAAGATACTCGTCATTCCGCAGTCAAAACACGGATAAAACACGGATGGGTAATAGAGGAGCAAAGCATGGCAAGATACCAGACTGATAAACAAGTGAGCGCGTTAAAGATACATAAGAACGGATATTATCTACATTATAGGTTTGATAAAAAGACCAGGGAGATGAAGATAGCAGAT